CCCGCCGCAACTTGGCAGGCGAAAACAACCAGATCACAGGCCTCACCGATTGGATCAGTATTCTTAACAGTGTGCTGTCTTCTGATGCCACCATTGATGGTCTGCGTATCGCTGAACCCGATGGCAACGATGCCCACAACCAACGCCGCCTCGCAGGCTTCGGACCCTCCGCAGCCCAGTCATCAGCAGGCACCGCCCAACAGCAACAGCAGCCACAGGGCCGCAGTCCAGCCGTGCAACAGGGCATCGATGACAACCGCGCCCAGCTTGAGAAACTGCGCCAAGGCCTTGCAGCAAACAAAAGCCTGACCCCTGCCGAGCGCGGGAGACTGCTGACTGCCCTCGATGAACTGCAATATAACCTTGGCAGTGACCCCGCAGTGGCGGCTATGGATGTCGTCAGCAAGCTCAAGTCCGACGGCATCAGCGAAAGCCTAATCAACCGACACATCATGCCTTACGTTGAACGTGTGTTGAGACAGCAAGCCCGCAGTGGCCGTCGTCAGCAGCCCCCGACAAGCACCGGCGGCACCGATCTGGCGTTTGACGAGGACTTCGACGCATCTAAGCCTGCGCTGACTGACAACGTCCCAACTGGAGAAGTCAGTGGCACCCCACTAGAGAACAGCCTTGCACGTTCTTTTGATTTCGCCCGCCGCAAGGTTTACACCAAGGGCCGCGATTTTAAGCTTGATCTGCAAGCCAAATCACTAGCATCGCAGAAAAGCGCAGGCATTGATCTGACACAGGTCACCCCAGAGAACATTGATCGCTTGGCTGACTTTGTTTACGCGGACGCCTTGGAAGCAATCAAAGACAACCAGAATGCCATTGGTTGGTATGATCGCACCGTTACCGAGGCCCTAGAGACATTGGGCGAAGTCTACCCCGAAGTACTCACAAGCCCTAAGCACAAGCTCCAGTTTGTTTGGGCATTGGCTGTGACGTCTAATGGCCTCAAGGTAGACAAGAACTTTGAATTAGCTGCCGAGGTCTATGAGACTTTGCAGCGCACAGGTCGTTTCCCAAGCAAGGCAGGCATAGGGACCGCAGCCAAGGGTATAAACAGTGGTCTAAAAATGTACCACACAATGCTCGACAAGTTTGACGGTGACCATGTACGGCTTGCGGACTTTATGAACTCACAGGTACCTGTGCGAACAATAGAAAAAGAATACAAAGTTGATGTCACCGGCGAAGGCAAGGGAACCCTTGTTCGCGGTGCCTCAATACTTGGGCCAAAGATCGGCAACGGTTTCTTTAGCAATCTATATGGCAACTTCGACGCTCTCACGATGGACCGCTGGCTTATGCGGACTGTCGGACGTTGGCGCGGTACTTTGGTTGTGCCAAACCCTGCTATGGAAAAGAAGAAACGCGGCGAGATCAAAGACCTGATCAATGGGCTGTCAAACGCCGAGCGTCGGGTGCTTCGTAAGCTTTATTCTAAAGCGCCTGTAACCATAAAACCCAATATGTCTGTCGCGCAGTTAAACGCTTTTGCACAGGCTACAGCCAAGCTGTCTATGGACCCAGCATGGCGCGAGGTGCTTAACCTTTTAAGCCCTGAGATACGCAAATCTGGCAACGGTTTGTCGGGCTACTTAGACGGGCAGCAAGAGGCTCCAAAAGGTGCCGCAGAGCGTAATTTCATCCGTGAGGTATTTACCCGCGCTCTTGGACGCCTACAGGACGAGCCTGCTATACGCCAAAACAGCAATCAACAGCTAACTATGAGTGACCTACAGGCCCTGTTGTGGTATCCTGAGAAGCGCCTATATGATACAGCAAAGCAAACCGAAGGGAATGAGAGCCGTGGATACGAAGACGATGATGCGCCTGATTACGCCAACGCTGCTCGAAAAGTCGTCGAAGCAATTAAGCAAAGAGACGGACTGGGATCTCTTAGCGGAGATGGACGCGGAGGACGAGGGCCAGCCGGTCCCGATGCAGGACAATCCTTCGACCAAGACCTCGCCCAACAAGGGAATACTGGAGTCCTAGCGACCCCTCCTGCCCAGCAGCCGCAACAGCAATCCCCATTTAATATGAAGTCGCTCGTCAACAAGATGCTCGGCTCCCAGCCTGCTACACCCGATCAGGTAAAAGCACAGCTTCCCGAGTTACGTGCAGTCTTTGAAATTGGTAAGAAGGGCACCAAGTACGAGAACGGCATTCAAGACATCGACACGGCGCTTGCGCTTGCGAAGGCTCTAAATATCACCGTTAAAATGTTTGATGACCAAAAAGCAATGATTTCTGATTATGGTCAGTCTAATAGCGAAATGGTACGGGGTGCATTTAGGCGAGGACAATCCAATCAAGAGGGCACCGTATGGGGTTTAAATCCAAACGCGGTTGCGCCCAAGCTTGGTGTGATAACTGATTTATATAGCGTCACCACATTATTACATGAAATCGGCCACGGCATCGCCACGGGTCCCTCTGGCTTTGGTTTTACAAATGAGATTGATGCCAAAGGTTACAATGATCTGACTGGGCAACGTACTAGTTACAATAGCCGTAGTTTTGAGAGTGCTTTGCTGCCCTATTTGGAAATAGAAGGCGCAAAGAACAAAAGTGCTATCGTCAAAGAGCTTATAAACCTACAGGACAAGGTTAAAGTTTACTTAGAAAACAACCCGCAGCAAAAACGAGAAATACGCACTCTTGCCTCCGCAATAGAGTTCTTTGAAGAAGAGAAAAAGAATACTGCGGAGCTGATAGGGTCCAAGGCTTTCGCTGAAGATAACTTTATGCAGCAAGTATTTAAAGACCACGAAAAGAAGCTTGATAACCACCGCACTTACATCCGAAGCCTTAAAGAAATCGCTGTAGACCCTGTTTGGGTGTACCTTGCAAACCCAAAGCTTGCAAAGAAGGTGATGCCGCTTACGGCAAAGGTTTTACAAGAGCAGTTTCGCAACGCCCAGAACCCGCGCATCCAATTCTTTAGCTACCCCTTCGCAACCATAGTCGCCGTGGTTCTAGCCATGCTGCTCAACGGCCGCACCGAGGAAGAAGAGGAAGAGCAAATGAGACAACAACAGATGCCTGCCGGTGCTTTGTCACCTCAAGCCGGTGCGCTGTCACAGCAACAGTTCGCCGCGTAACCCCCAAGAAAAGGAGAAGCTTATGCCCCAAGGCAAAGGCACTTACGGCTCTAAGAAGGGCCGTCCACCCAAGAAGTAAACTAATAAGCTAACAAGGAGAGCATCCTATGATTACTACAGCATTTAACTTCGCGGACATGCTGAAGCGCATAGACTGGGTTCGCACGTCGTCCCTGTCGAGCCCCGACAAGCTTGCGATCTACACAGAGATGGAAGCTGCGTTGCCACCAGATCAATTCTGCGGATCATCGCAGCAATCTTTGAGGATCGTTAAGCAGGAGCTAGCCAATGGGCGGACCAAAGAAGCCCCGAAACAAGGTGGCAAAAGAAGAGCTAAAGTACCCAGCAAAAAGCACACCACGGAAGAACCATTACTTTAGCAATCTGATGAAAACGCCCGAGGGCCGCGCACTAAGAAAGCAATGGTCAAACAAGCCTAAGAAGAACTCAGGCAGGCCGGTCGGTGTAGTCGATGGCTACACAGCAGCACAGCTAGTGCCGATCCGAGAAAAGGCCAGAGCAGAAGCAGACAAGGTGGTTGAGATCATGAGTGATCAATTTGACATAAACGATGAGTACAGCAAAGAAGCCCTCCGCGCTGCTGTGTCAATTATGCGTGAACCGGCGCAGAACCGCGACAAGCTCACGGCTGCACGGTTGGTCCTAGACTTCACTAGATCGAAACCAGCGGCGTCCGTCGAGGTCACTGTCGGCAAAGCCGAGAGCTTCCTATCGTCTCTGCTGATCGAGCACGACGGTCCACAGGATGACGAGCAGCTTAAGATCGAAGTAGAAGAGAGCACAGATGACAGCATTAGACCCCAAATTGGTGCAAGTGAGGAAACGCCTCTTAAATGACTTCAGCTTCTATGCGCCCAGCGCCCTCAAGATCCGTACCAAGGCGGGTGAGATTGCGCCGCTCAAACTAAACAACGCCCAGACCATCCTAAACGATGCCGTCGAAGCACAGCTAACCAGCGAGGGCAAGGTCAGGATCATCATTCTCAAAGCTCGTCAGCAAGGGTTGTCAACGTATACTGGTGGCTATCTCTACTTCAGCGTCTCCCAACGTAACGCCTCCAAGGCTATGGTTGTCACGCACCACTCAGACAGTACTCGCGCCCTCTTCGATATGACCAAGCGATATCACGAGAACTGTCCTGAGATACTGAAGCCTCACACTAAGTATAGCTCCCGTCGCGAACTTAGCTTCGACGTGCTCGACAGCAGCTTTGTGGTCGCGACAGCAGGCGGTGAGTCCATTGGTCGGGGCGAGACTCTGACCCACGTTCACGCATCTGAGCTTGCCTTCTGGCAGAAGTCTACGGCCCTTGAGAACTGGAATGGTCTTACGCAGGCTGTGCCTAACACTAACGGCACGGCTATCTTTGTGGAGAGCACCGCCAATGGCATCTCGGGTATCTTCTACGACCTCTGGAAAGGCGCCGTCGATGGGACCAACGGGTTCGTCCCTGTGTTCATAGCGTGGTTTACAGACCCCGATTATCGTGAGCCCGTCCCCGACAACTTCGAGCGCACCCCCGACGAGGAAGACCTCGCTGCTGAGTATGACCTCGATGACGAGCAGCTTATGTTTCGTCGTCGCAAGGTCGCGCAGAACGGCCTAGACCTCTTTCGGCAGGAGTACCCGAGCTACCCAGACGAGGCGTTCCTGACAACTGGGCGCCCAGTGTTTAATCCTGACAAGCTCCTGTCTCGCCTGTCTGAAACTGAAGAGCTTCAGCAACGGCTGGCCCTTGAGGGCGACGACTGGCTGGACAACGCTCGAGGTGAACTGTCAATCTACCGGCCACACGTTGACGGTGAACAGTACGTGATTGGCGCTGACGTCTCGATGGGCGTGCGCGGCGGTGACTACTCCTGCGCTCAGATCCTCGACAGCAAGAAACGTCAGGTCGCTGTGTGGCGGTCTCACGTTCACCCAGACTACTTTGCGACTGTGCTCTATGCGCTGGGCGAGTATTACAACGAGGCGCTTATTATCGTTGAGAACAACAGTCACGGTATCCTGACGTGTACGCGGCTCGGCAAAGACATGGCCTATCCTAACTTCTACACAGAAGTCCAAGTTGATAAGCTGACAGACCGCGAGACCGTGAAGCTGGGTTTCACAACGACCTCCAAGACCAAGCCTTTAATCATCGATCAGCTACGAGCTAGTCACCGAGACGACGAGCTAGAGCTTAACTGCAAGGTCACGATCCGCGAGATGCTCACGTACATTGTGACCGAAAGCGGCGCGATGGAAGCCGAGTCTGGTTGCTTTGACGACTGCGTCATGTCGCTGGCCTTAGCCAACCACATCCACGAGGGCGCTTGGGAGCCTATTGAATCAACAGACGATCACTACATAGAAATGGTATAGCCGAATGCAAACGAAAGATTATAAGAAGTTGGACGACGAGGGCATCGTTAAGATCCTTGATGCCAACATCCGCAGATCCGTCGGCTACTACGACAGCCAGATCAGCCGTGAGCGCAAGAAAGCTGTAGACTACTACAACGCCACGCTTCCAAAGAAAGCCCACGACGGCAACAGCAGCTATGTCTCGATGGACGTCTATGACAGCGTAGAGTCAATGAAAGCTGCGCTGCTTGAGACCTTCGCCAGCGGCAACAAGACTGTACGCTTTTCCCCACAAAACGCCGACGACGTTAAGATGGCTGACGTCTGCACAGAATACACCGACTACGTGGCTCACAGGCAGAACGACCTATACTCTGTAATGAGCACAGCAATCCACGACGGCCTCATTGCCCGCTGCGGCATTGTCCGCGTCTACTGGAAAGAGCAGACAGAGAGCCACCTAGAATACGTCGAGGATCTGACTGAGGACGAGCTTGACGCCGTGCTTGCCGAGGAAAACACCGAGATCGAAGAGATCGAAGAAAGCCTCGGGTTTTACTCCGGTGACATTCGCGTGACGCAAGACACCTCTCAGGTTGTTATTGAGAACGTCGCTCCCGAGGAGTTCCTGATTGAGCCGCAAGCACGGGATCTCGATGACGTCCTATTCTGCGCTCACCGGTCAACTAAGACCATTTCAGAGCTTCGACAGATGGGCTACGACGAGGAACTGATCGACAAGATAGGCGACCATGAAGACACCGAGATGGAGACTGATCCAGAGGTCTTAGCGCGGCACGAGGAGATCGGCAGCGACCGAGGCTTCAACGCCTTCGGATACCAAGATCAGGTAAGATCGGTTACTTGTTACGAGTGCTACACGATGCTTGATGTCGAGGGCACCGGCGAAGCTGAACTTTACCGCTTGGTCAAGGCTGGCAATGTCCTGCTTGAGCAGGAGCGCGTGAACCGCAAGCCATTCGTTGTATTCACGCCGTTGCCAATACCGCATTCATTCTGGGGCAACAACTTCGCCAGCAAGGTCGTGCCCATTCAGAACGCCCGCACGGTGCTCACAAGGTCTATCCTTGACCACGCGATGATCACCAACAACCCGCGATACGTGGTCACGAAAGGCGGCGTCACCAACCCGCGTGAGCTTATCGATGGTCGCGTCGGTGGCATTGTCAATGTTACTAGACCTGACGCTATTGTGCCCATGCAGCAAGCGCCTTTGAACCCATTTATCTTCAATACAATCCAGATGTTGGACGAAGACAAAGAGGACACCACGGGCGTAAGCCGTCTTAGCCAAGGCACCAACAAAGACGCAGTCAGCAAACAGAACTCAGCCGCTATGGTTGAGCAACTGGCAACAATGAGTCAGCAACGCCAGAAGATCATCGCCCGCAACTTCGCAAACAACTTCCTGCGGCCCTTGTATCAGCTTGTGTACCAACTGTGTGTCGAGAATGAGACCGACGAGAAGATCGTTGAATTGGCAGGTGACTACGTGCAGATCAGCCCCGCTCAGTGGGCATCCAAGCGCGATGTCACTGTTGAGATGCACCTCGGCTACGGCGAACAAGAACAAGAGGCGCAGAAGTATCTTGCGCTGCACGGGCTCATGTCGCAAGATCCGACCCTGTCGTCCATGTATCAAGCGCCGAACCAATACAAGCTCATGTCGCACGTCATGGAGAACTCAGGCATTAAGAACGTCCAAGACTATCTCACGCCGCCTGAGCAACTGCCGCCACCACAGCCAGATCCGATGCAAGAGATGCAAATGCAAATGCAGCAACAGCAGATGCAAATCCAAGAGCGTCAGACCGCCCTAGCCGAGGCCAAGCAGCAAATGGACGCGCAGATGGCACAAATGAAACTTGAGCTAGATAGCATGAAAGCACAGCAGAGCTTTGCCATGCAATCTGACAACCTAGACCTGAAAGAAAGCCAGCTAGACCACAAGGTTATGGTGGATACAGCCGAGCTAGAGATTGCGAAGACAGCAACTGATGTCCGAGCGATAGCCTCGCCAACAGGCTAAGGCACTACCCCTAAGGAGAGCACACTATGACTGAAGAAGAACTTGTCACGCAAGGTGACGAGGCAGAGGCGCTATTGGCAAGCCCTGCATTCAATGCCTGCGTCAACACGTTGGTCGAAGGTACGTTTACAACATACGTCAACTCCGACCCCGATGACAGCGCAGGACGAGAGCTAAACTACCGCCACTATCGCTCCTTAGTTGACGTGGCAAACACACTAAAACAATGGGTGTCGATCCGCGATGAAATCAATGACCGCACCATAGACGACAGCCGTCGAGAGGACGAGTAGCACCATGGATAATAACAACGTGCAAATAAACGAAGATTCTCAACCACGCAGCCTCGATGCCGATGACGCTGCGGACGCCATTCTTAGTCGCTGGGAGGACGGGGAAACCCTATCCGAAGAGGATGAAGAGGCAACAGACGACCCTCAACAAGAAGACGAAGATGAGACACCTGAGGATACGTCTGACGAAGATCAGGATGACGAGACCGAGCAGACCGACGAAGAGGACGAAGAGGACCCCGAAGAAAGCGAAGAACCCGAGACCGATGAAACCGACGAAGAAGAAGTAGAGTTGTCAATAGATGACAATACTGAGGTCGAAATCATCGTAGACGGGGAAACGCAGCGGGTATCCATCGCGGCTTTGAAACGATTGCACGGCCAAGAAGCCAGCCTGACACGAAAGTCTCAAGACCTCGCTGCCACGCGCAAGCAGGCCGACGCTGCCCTTCAAAAGGCAGACATCAGTTACCAGAAGCTTCTCGAAAGAGCAGAAGCCCGAGCCAAGCCTTATACTGAGGTGGACATGTTAGTCGCTAGCCGACAGATGGATGCCGATGATTTTGCAAAGCTCAGGGCCGAAGCCAAAGACGCAGAAGCCGACCTAAAGTTCCTCAAAGAAGAGGCCGACGCCTTTTACCGCGATGCCCAAGACCAGCAGAAAGTGCTGCATCAACAGGCCGCGTCAGAATGCGTAAAGGTTCTTCAGAGCCAAATGCCCGACTGGGGCAACGACCTGTACAACGACATCAGGTCATATGCTGTGTCCCAAGGATTACCCCAAGAGCAAGTCGATCAATACGTCGATCCACAGGTAATCATGTTGCTAAACAAGGCCCGACTTTACGACCAAACTAAGGCTACCGCCGAAACCAAGAAGGCGAAGTCTAAGGTCATCAGGGCCAAGGATGGCAACAAGGGTAAGAAGATACTTAGGTCAACCAAATCACCCGTCTCAGATGACAGCGCAGCACGCCGAGCCAAGAAGGCCCAGCAAATGCTGCGAACTAATCCATCGAGAAACGGTGATGCTGATGACATCGCGGAGGCCTTGTTAGCGCGTTGGGAGCAATAACCCAAAGCACTAAGAAGGAGGTAGCTCAATGGCTACTTATACTACCTACAATCAGGTTGGGAAAGCGGAAGATGTCTCGGACATCATAACCGACATCACCCCCACCGACACCCCAATGTCAACTCTGATGAAGTCTGAGAAGACACACGCCCGTGTCTTTGAATGGCAAGAGGACAGCCTTGCAAGCGCAGCGGTCAACGCTGCAATTGAAGGGGCAGACGCATCTATGGCGACACTCTCGCCAACAACTATGCGGTCTAACGTCACTCAGATCCTAACCAAAGCCTTCCAAATCTCAGCAACTGCTGACGCGATCAAGACCTATGGTCGTGCGAAGGAAACTGCGTACCAGATGGGCAAAGCTCTGAAGGAAATCAAGCGCGATCAGGAGCGGGCATTCGTTGGTGTATCTCAGGCTGCAGTCACAGGCACTGCCTCTGCGGCTCGTAAGATGGCCTCGATTGATCAGATGATCACAAACAGCACTGATGCTGGCTCAGGTTCAACCGATCCGCTTACAGAAGCCAAGCTTCTCGTAGCAGGCCAAGACGCATTTGAGAAAGGCTCAGATCCGTCTGTGCTTATGGTCAAGCCAGCGGACGGTCTTATCATTGCAGGCTTCACAGCCGCCTCTGGGCGTAACCGTGAGTTCGCAAGCACCAAGACCTTGGTCAATGTGATCGACCTGTACGTTAACTGATGAACTCGACAAGCGTACATTAAACTCTGTGAACTCAGGGAAACCCTAAGTCTCAATCAAGAGATATGGCAATCCTGAGCCAAGCCCTTACTAATGTGAGGGAAGGTGCAACGACTATCCTTTCGAGGAGTACACTCAAGTGAGTGGAAGCGCAGAGATCAGCAACACGCTGATATGATATAGTCTCGTCCCATGCTAAAGTATGGGCAGTTCCTACGAGGAACGGGCTAGGATTAACGACCCTAGTTGAAGAACCCGTGGTCCGTTCGGTGAGTACAAAGTCGTACTTAACCGTCACCAGCTTACGACCCACGCCTTCCTCATCGATCCGTCGATGTTCAAGCAAGTGGTCTTGCGTCCTTACACACGCACGCTCCTTGCCAAGAATGGCGATTCCGACAGGCACCAGATTGTGGCCGAGATCTCATGTAAGCACATGAGCTTTGCAGACAGCCACATGATCACCGGCCTGTCCTAAGATCACTTAAAGTTTGAAGTCGGCGGGGAGCACCAGCGAAGGTTGGCTGCTCTCCTTACTTCGCTGCCTCGCCGTCTTCTTTTCCTACCTACGAGCAACAAATCGAGCACCCCCCACACATGACAAAAGATACTAATAAGCCCGCCCGCACTTTGCTGGGCGTTGAGACCGAGTATTTGCAAGAGGGCAACAATGTTACCTTTAAGCATACCCAAGAGATCACCCCCGCCTTTATGGATGACTTACAAGACAGCCGAAATGCGTCGGATAACACCCGTGAAAAAGAGTTCCAGCGCGTGGCATCGATACCCGTTGCCGTTCACGAGCAGTGGCTCCGCGAAGGCTTCGACCTCTACCAGCACAGCGCCAAAGAGATTGTCAAAAGGCTCCGCGATCAAAGCCTTGATTACTTTATGGCTACGAACAAAAGGAACTAGCCCATGAACAAAGGTGCCATTCGAACACACTTCAAGGCGCTGCTCAATCGCAGTGACTGCACGAGCACTCTGGCTGACACCTTCATCGATCAGGGCATCTCTCGCATCCAGCGTGTCCTCCGCATTCCGTCAATGGAGGCCATCCAGACCTATGCGATCAGCAGCCAAACGGCGTCTATCGCCCTGCCTGCGACCGCCTTGGAGGTCATAGACATCTACCACAACAACAGCGCCCTGACCCGTGTTCCTTTGCATGAGATGTTGGAGATGAAAGCCACCGGCCAAGCTGGGACGTCGTTGCACTTTACTCAGCAAGGGACCACGATACTGCTGTTTCCCGAGCCCAGTAGTGGCACGGTCAACGTGAGCTACTATGGACCGTTCGCCACCATGACAGCAGACACCGACGAGAACGCTCTGGCAGCTACGTCCGCTGACCTGATCATGTACTCAGCATTGTCATATGCCGCCGACTATTTCCTTGATGAGCGTGGGCCTATCTTCGAGCAGAAGTACTCGCAGTTCCTCGCCGAAGAACAAGAGCAAGCCAACGAGGCGGCACAAGCAGGGTCGATCCAAGTGATGCGTCCCAGCGCCATCTACGCGGATTGAGCGCATGGCAATAAAAAAGCAAAACGAGTGGACGGGTGCTGCAATTGTACTGGCCCTGATAGGTCAAGGCGCGGCTATTGTTTGGTCGGTGTCAGGAATGGTGAAGGACATTGAGGCCAACACTGTGGACATCCAGCGCATGTCATCCCGCATGTCTGAGGTTGAGAGCACAGCGCACAGCCAAGCGGTCACGATGGCCCGCATAGACGCCAACCTTGAGGCGATCAGAGACGCAATAGATCTCATGGTCGCAACTAAATACTAAGCATACTAAATACGAGGAATTACGACCATGCCAGTGGCCGAGATCTTGACCGGCATAGCTTTGATCAAATCAGCGACAGAGGTCATATCAAAGACAGTGGGAGCAGCTTCTTCGATTTCGTCAGTAGCAGGACAGATCGACGCCCTTTTCGAAGGTTCAAAACAGCTTAAAGACGAAGAAAAGAAAGCCCGCAAGAACGGCCAATCTGTCACGGAAATCGTTATAAACCAACAACTTGCCGCAGAGCACATCGCCGAGGTAAAGGCCTTAGTGATCGGGCGCTTCGGTTACTATGCGTGGCAGGAGATCCTTCAACTCAAGAAAGACCAGCGCCTTGAGGAAAAAGCACGCGCTGCAGCAAAGAAACGCCAGCAAGAGGAAACGCAGGAGCTTGTCGGCGACATGGCTGTCGTGGGCGGCTCGGTCCTGATTGGTATCCTCTGCCTTGCCTTTGTGGCGGCGGTCGCGCTGGCCCTCATCTAAGGAGAGAACATATGACTATAGCAATGGAACGAATACTAGCTTGGAAGCTGTTACCAAGGGCAATGATGATATGCCTCTGTTACGCTTATTTAGACGTTTTAAGCTGGTACATGGACATTCCGCAAGAGGTCGTCACTTCTCAGGCTACTGCGCTTACAGCTACCGTTACAGGGGCGCTTACAGGAGCCTTTGCCGTATGGTTAGGACATGAGAAATGATACAGGCGTTCATTGGTCCCCTCGCTAACCTTGCAGGCACATGGCTGCAGGGCAAAGTTGAAACAAAAGCCGCCGAGACAAGAATGAAAGTTTCGGAATCAGAAGCTAAGTCTCAGATACTCATGTCGCAAGCCCAGTCCGAAAACAACTGGGAAAAGATAATGGCAGAGGGGTCCAAACACTCGTGGAAAGACGAGTATATTTTAGGCCTGATGTCGATCCCCATGATATTATGCTTCGCTGGGCCAAAAGGACAGGCCATAGTTTTCGATGGCTTTGAGGCTCTTAGTCGCGCACCCGATTGGTTTATATACACATGGGGCTGCTGCGTGGCCGCAAGCTTTGGAATACGCGGCGCGACCACGTTCTTCAAGAAATGAACGTCGTTGTCCCTTTCCCCGCGCTCAGTGATGTCGATGTCCAATGGTTGGAGCTTGAGCGGCAAAGACGTCTTGTGCGTGAGCAGGCGGCATTAATCAAAGATAACAAAACAAGAGAGAGCAAAGACGATGACAGCAAGTAACTTTGACCACTGTTTAAAAATGTTACTCGAACATGAAGGCGGCTTCACTTCAGATCCCCACGACCGTGGTAATAGAAACGGTGGCTCAACCATGTTGGGTGTAACTTCAGCCGTCTGGGAAAAGTGGACCGGCAAGCCCGCTGACCACGATACAATGCGGGCACTAGAACCCAAAGATATCGGCGAGATGTACCGCGCTTGGTACTGGGACGCTGTGAAAGCAGATGACCTTAAGGCAGGCCTAGACTGGGCCGCTTTTGATTGGTGCGTTAACTCAGGGGCCAAGCGTCCTTCACGGGCCATGCAAAAAGCCTGCGGTGCCAATCCTGACGGGGTCATAGGCCCAAAGACACTCGCTTTACTAGACAGAGAGGATGCCATGCTTACAATCAACAACGTGCATAAGCAGCGCGAGGCTTTCTATCGCCGCCTGAGCGACTTTGACCGCTATGGCAGGGGATGGCTTCGCCGCAATGACGAGACCCGCGACCAAGCCCTTGAGATGGCTGCGGCGGGGTCTAACTGATGTGGACCGCAATCGTGCTCGTCTGCACAGCCCTGCCAACCCCTGCCTGCGTGAGCGGCGGGGGTCCAGCATTTGCCACGGAGCAAGAATGCATTGATAACTTCGCCGAGGTTGGCATCCCGCACCTTGTACGCACGTATCCCAATTCGAAGATCGCAGGAGCCCGCTGCATAATGTGGGGACCTAACGATCTCAAAGACGATGTCGCATTATAGTACTAAAGCTTAAGCACCGAGTGATATCGGTGTTTTTTCAAATGGGCGCAGGGGACATCAAAAGCGTGACCCCGACGCGCACGTCCCTCACGTACAACTTCTAATTGTGGGTACCGCTGTTAGCAATAGATCAAAGAAAACTCTTGCAATCTCCGAGACGCACGATTATCTAGCGATTACAGGGCTGGACCCAGTGTTACTAAAGTTTGGGCGACAGGCCGCAAGGTGTGGCAGGGGACTGTAACTCCCTCGCGGAGACGCACGCCGCGGAAGTTGCTGAAAACATTAGTATATATTGGGCCTCTCAGATTACCACTGGGTTGGGAGACCACGATATGACCAATGACAGCGCACGCAAATCAACTGTGACGCTAGCTGACTTTGTCGCCACGCACTCGCGTATTATCTGGGGCGGCGGGGCTCATGAGAAAAAGTCCCTTGCGAAGATGCGGAGGTTTTGCGCCTTTTCAGACTATGGCAAACAAAGACTTGACTCTTTCAGATCTCAACATCTTTATGAGTTTATGGCTCACATTGAAACTGAGCAGACGCCACGTAAGCCCCATGGATGTTCACCAGCGACTACCAATCGGTACGTTGCCTGTCTCTCTTCGGTCTTTAGACATGCAGAAGAAATGGGTCTTATACAGCAGGCCCCTCGGGTAAAGTTCCGCAAGATCAGCAAGCATGAGCAGCACAAGCGTCGTTTCCTGAGCGACCGCGAGTTAGATGCTTTGCTTAAGTTTCTTGGTGGCCTGCCGTCTGATTACTACTGGGTCAAAGAGTTCGTAGTCATTGGGATCAATACAGGCATGAGGCTCGGAGAGATCCGCAGCTTGGACCCCGACAACATCGAGCACGATGCAAATGGTGCGTGGCTAGTGTTAGAGCAAACAAAGAACGGCGATGACCGGCGGGTGCCTGCCAACGAGGCGGTGCTTGAGGCTCTTGAGAACCTTAGCAATGAGCCGTCGTGTCACTTTGAAGAGCACCCGTTTTACGACGCGATGAGGGCCGCACGTCAGGCAGTCGCACCAAATGACAAATCGTTTGTCTTTCACAGCCTGCGCCACACAGCGGCCAGTACGATGGCAAACGACCTACAGATCAACACAATATTAATCGCACGTCTCCTAGGGCATAAGTCGCTCAAAACCACCGAAGGTTACGTGCATGTGAAGGGAGATGCGGCGGCAGACGTCGGCGCGGCTATGGGAAGAAGGTTTAGCAATAACAACACATCAAACGGGAGATAAGAACATGGTTAACGATTATCAAAGAACCGGCGACACCTCGCATCAAGGATGGTCAAGGGACGTTAAAGCTTGTGTCGATGCTAACATTGTAGCACCGGCCCACGAAGGAAGTGTAGGCCAAGGCAGCGTCGGCGTGGCACCAGTCTCATCGTGGCTCAACCCAAACAAAGCCCCGCCAGCCTCGCTCGTTGAGACCCAGATTGCACGAGAACAACAGATGGCCGATATAGGTCACGACAGATACATCAGCAGGCAGGCTTCACAGGCAGGAGCAAAGTACGACGAAGACGGCAACATTACAGGTGTCGCGTCGTACTCGAAAGCAAACGAGCCACACAAGCTAATCGAAGGCGTTGTAGGCCACGTAGCTCAGGCGATCCAAGATAGCCTCAGACATGCTGTTGCAGGCGCAGGCGCTCCACCACTGTGGGTCAAGATAGCTAAAGACATAGACGCACCTGAGACGTTGGCGTTCATAGGCCTTAGTACAATGATGGATGCGGTCGGCTCACAAGGCTCACTCACGTCAGGCATAGACTCCATTGGCTTTCGCATCAGCAAAGCTATCGAGCATCAGGCGTGGTGGGCCGAGTTTCTTGCCTTCGACAAGGTGATGGCGAAGCGGGTCGAGGCGCAAGTCACCAAAGCTCACTCGGCGCTGAGATACCGGCAGAAGGCCATCAGGCACATTGCCACCAAGGAGGGCTACAAGCCATCAACGACGCTGGCCTCGCATTCTAAGCTGAGAAAGAAAGACAGGGCTGTCATTGGCACCTTCGTCATTAACTCTGTACTCAGCAGCACTGATATCTTCCAAGTCACTACTGAGTATGTGTCGGCAACGAAGTCCAAGCGGTTCATCGATTTGACACCCGAGGCTCGGCAACTACTCGAAGACAATGACATGGATGCCCGTTGGATGGCTCCAGTTTACCAGCCGATGGTTGTGCCTCCAATCCCTTGGACTACGTTTACTGACGGCGGCTACCTGACCGACTTAAGTGCAGGCGGTGACATTAGCCTTGTCCGTGGCGCAACAGGCGCTCAACGACGCGCCGTCGAGGCCGACATGGCCGCTGGTGAGCCTTCCTATGTCAGAGCTGTCAATGCCCTACAAGCAACACCGCTTAAAATAAACGACACTGTCGTCGATGCGGTACAATGGTGCTGGGACGAGGCCAAGATGTTCAAGAAGTTCCCTGCAGCCGAAGCCCCTCCTAGGCCTGTGCTCCCCGAAGATTACGAGGGCCTAAGCGACAAGGTCAAATCACAGCATCGCGCTGGTCTACGGAAGTGGCACCTCAAGCGGCGGGAGGTCGTGGCAAACCGGCACTGTATGAACAGCGATCTTAAGACTGCGCGTGATATGCAAGGTTACGATCAGTTCTACACACCGTGGAACCTCGATTTCAGAGGGCGCATGTACATGCTGTCCACGTTTAACTACCACCGCGCTGACCACATTAAAGCAATGTTTCAGTTTGCTCGAGGCAAGGCCATCACAGATCCGAAGTGGATCAAGGTCCACCTTGCGAACTGCGGTGACTTTGACAAGATCAGCAAGCGTTCTTTCGAGGACCGCGTGGCTTGGGTAGATGATAACCACGATCAATTGATTGCCTGCGCCGAGGATTTTAAAGCCAGCTTCGGTGATTGGTCCCGAGCCGATAAGCCGTTCCAATTCTTGGCCGCAGTCGTGGCCTACGCTGAGTACTGCGATCACGGCGCAGGGTACGTGTGCCACTTGCCGCCAAGCTTAGATGGCACCAACAGCGGCACTCAGCACTATGCTGCGGCCACGCTTAACGCTGTCGATGGATACCTCGTTAACTTAGTCCCAGACGACGCCTGTCAGGATGTTTATGCGGTCGTAGCCAAGGCGGTCGAGGAGCGTGTCAAGCAGGATTTGACGAGCGACAAGACGCTGCCATATGCGATTAAGACCGACAGGGATGGCAACGTAATTGAGCGTGGGTACACTCCGACTTTGGGTGATCTGGCGCGTCTCTGGCTGGACTTTGGCATCACGCGGACGGTGTGCAAAAGGTCCACAATGACCTTCGGCTATAGCAGCAACCAAAACGGAATGTACGACCAGCTAATGGAAGATTTCATGGTCCCGCTTGAGCGCAAAGCAGCCTATCGCGAAATCAAAAAGCACCCTTTTGGCGACGACCATGTGCAGAGAGACGCTGCTCGGTACCTTGCAAACATCCAGTACGAAACCATCCGCGAAACACTCAAGTCAGTCTCGGGCGCTATGGATTACCTGCGCGGTCTGTCGGAGGCTCTGAGCAAAGAGAACAAGGTTATGCGCTCGACGTCAGTCAGTGGCTTTCCCGTGTTCCAGAGGTATCAGAAGACCAAGCGGATGAGGGTGCGCGTGTTTCTGTGGGATCGAGAGGCTAAGATTTACAAGCGGTCCCAGATCACGATGGTCGAGGATAGACACGACGAGATCGACAGTCGCAAGGCATCGAATTCTGCGTCGCCCAACCTGATCCATGCTGCTGATGCAGCCCACATGGCGCTTACGATCTGCGCTATGCTGGACTCAGGCAAGGGCATCAACGACTTCTTTATGATCCATGACAGTTTTGCCACGCAAGCTGCCGACACAGACGCTATGTATCACTTAGTGCGTCAGGTCTTTGTCGATATCTATGGTGGCTGTTGCTTCTTTGAACGTCTCGAGACTGAGGTGCGTGAGCAGCTTGCGAATGCTGATGCCAAGCTTAAGAAACCTATGCCTTCCAAGGGCGACCTAGACATCAACGGGGTCCTCGACAGTCGCTACTGCTTTAGTTGAACACTCGACAACTCTGAATTGTGGGTACCGCTACAGACACTAAAGTCTGCGAAAGGAACCCCGATCATGGGAAACACTAAAGTAAACTTCAGATCAGCCGAAGGTATCGCTCGATATCCTCGGTTGACCAAGCCTGACGATTTAGACGACAAGTTTAAGACTCAGCTAATGATGTCGCCAGAATCAGCCAAGCCTCTGATGACTATGTGCCTCGAGGCTGGCGAAGAAGCCTTCGGTCCCAAGGGCGTCGATAAACTCAAGATGCCATGGAAAGTTGACGACGATACCGGCGATATCGTGTTCGTAGTAAAGACTAAGTACGAGCCGAAGTTCGTCGATGCTCAGACAACGCCAATCCACTTCGCCAACGCGCCTAAGATCTATAGCGGATCAAAGCTCAAGGTCGTCGGTACTATCGGTGACTATGAGCTTAGTAAGGTCAATCGAGGCATTAATCTTAACCTTAACAAGGTCCAAATCTTGTCGCTGTCAGATGGTGACTTTGATGACGATGATGGCGAAGGCTTTGATGCTGTCGAAGGCGGCTACGTCGCTCCGAAGGTGTCTAAGAACGATAATGATGATCTAGGCGGCGATAGTCTGCCAGATGATGACTTCGACTACTAAGCGTCGTCGCCAGCGCGTCGGTATCAAGCATGGTTATCGAAGCGGCCTTGAAGCTAAGGTCGCCGATCAGATAACCCAAGCAGGACTGCCGGTTTTGTTTGAGACCGACAAAGTCTCTTACATCGTTCCACAGCGGGGTGCCAAGTATACCCCAGACTTCAAGCTGCTAAAGAAAGACGGCGGCTTTATTTTTATAGAAACCAAAGGGTTATGGCCCGTCCAAGATCGACAGAAACATCTTCTGATTAAGGATCAATCGCCCGACCTCGATATACGCTTTGTCTTCAGCAATCAAAGGGCAAAGCTCTACAAAGGGTCCCCGACTACATACGCCGCGTACTGCGACAAGCACGGGTGGAAGTATGCACATCGATGGATACCTGACGACTGGCTGGCCGAGTGTCAAATGCCAGAATAAGCGAGAGCAAGGGGCTGTCTTCACGGATGGCCCCTTTTACTTTGTGTGGTTGGGAGACCAAGCTATGAACTTATCACAGACGAATAGATACACTCGCCAAGCGCAGTTACAGCGCGGGATTAAGCCCAACCGCAAACCAAAGAAGCCAAAGAAAGTGCGTAAACCTAAAGTGCTTCGGGGCAGACCATGAGCATCCAAGAAAGCACCAGCGAGTTCGTCGCCCATGTGCCCTGCGATACCTGTGGATCTCGCGACAACGCTGCCCTCTTTGACGACGGCCACACGTACTGCTTTGGTTGCGCCGAGCATGTACAGGGAGACGCTGAGAGGGTGTCTGTGGTGCCATCTAAGACCAAGGCTAGCCAACCCCTGCTTGAAGGTGACTACAGGCCTCTACGGAAGCGTATGTTGACGGAAGAAACGTGTCGCAAGTTCGGCTACATGACCGGCAAGAACAGCCAAGGACAGCCTGTGCAGATCGCCACGTATCGGGACAGCGCCGGTCGCCCTGCAGCGCAGAAGCTGCGGACAAAAGATAAGAACTTTAGCATAGTAGGCGATGCCTCTGCGATGACTTTGTTCGGCAGTCATCTGTGGAGCAAAGGCAGGAAGATCGTTGTGTGCGAAGGCGAGATAGACGCAATGTCAGTGTCGCAAATCCAAGGCCATCGCTGGGCTACAGTTTCGGTCAGCGGCGGTGCTCAGTCAGCTAAGAAATGCCTGCTAAAATCCCTCGACTATCTCAGCAACTTCGAAGAGATCGTGCTGATGTTTGACGCCGATGAAGCTGGGCAGTCAGCAGCGGTCGCCTGTGCCGAGGCTCTGCCGCTTGGCAAAGTCAAGATTGCCACGATGCCCGAGGGTTTCAAGGACCCAAACGAGTGCTTACTCGGTGACAAAAGTGCTGCTTTGATCGACGCCATCTTCGGTGCTAGCGACTACAGGCCCGATGGGATCGTGAGCGCCTCGGATCTGAGGGACATTGTCGGCGAGGCTGATGCTAAGGCCGAGATCGAGTACCCGTACCAAAAGCTCAACGACGTGCTCATGGGCATCCGTACCTCGTCTTTGATTACCATAGCGGCAGGATCGGGTGTAGGTAAGTCCACACTGGTACGTGAGTTCGCTTACGCCATCCACATGTCAGGCAAGGCTGGCCCAGTGGGCATGATGATGCTGGAAGAGACGACCAAGAGATCCTTGCAAGGCCTAGTAGGCTTGCACATGAACAAGAACATCACCGTGGACCCAGACGCTGCGACCCGTGAGGAAATCGAGGCCAGCTTCGACAGCTTAGTGCAGAAGCAGCAAGTGTACTTCTTTGATCATTTCGGCGGGTCTGATCTGCAGGTGTTAAGCAACCGCATCAGGTATATGAACAAAGGGCTTGGCTGCAAAGTTATCTTCCTTGACCATATCTCGCTGTTGATCTCAGCGGCGACGGGCGGGGTGACTGACGAGCGCCGTCTTATAGATCAGATAATGAACGATCTGCGGGTGCTAGTGCAGGAGCTCGACATTGCCCTGTTCGTCGTGAGCCACCTGAGACGGCCACAAAGCGAGGCAGGCCATGAGGGCGGGGCAAAGGTCCAGCTAAGTCAGCTACGTGGCAGTCACGCGATTGCACAGCTTGCTGATGCCTGCATAGGCCTTGAGGTGGACAGCGAAGATCCTACAGCGGGGCTCAGGAACTTGGTGGTACTAAAGAACCGCCACACCGGCGCTGTCGGTTACGCAGGAAGTCTGCGGTACGACATGGCTAGTGGGCGGCTCAGTGAGGTCGATGGGGCCTTTGAGGACGTGCCTTTTTAAGAGCGGGGCCACTCAGGTGGTCTGAAGCCTTGATCTTTCAGCCAAGACAACACTCGACATGCGACAGGGTTCGGGGGCCTAGTGCCGTCCTCCCAACGCCTGACGCTGCGTTCGTTGGTGTCGAGGATATGGCATAGCTGACGCACGGTGAGGCCCAGCGAATGCCGAGCCTCTCTGAATTGCTGTGGTGTCATTGTGCTACCTCAATATCTAAATGGTCGCGCTCCGTGAGTACAACCTCTTGCTGCCCTTCTGTGTCCCAACCAGACACGTATGGTACACCATCTGTGGCCTCGCTGACCTCGATGTAAATGGTGAACCCGTTGATCTGTACATAGCAGCTTTCGTTGGGTGCGGTGAAAGTCGGCGCTTGCTTGGTCATTGTGCTGTCTCCATGTGTGGGCGTCATTGCCCGTTAATGTGGGTGGGGCCGAAGCCCCTGTTGATTAGACGGCGTCTTCGAGCCATTCGATGCACCGATCCCATTGATCAGGGCGGTCAGTCAGGCTGATGTCGAAGCCAGCCAAAACAATGATTTCTTCCAGATACAACGCCTTGTCAGTCTCACGGGCATACTGCTCTTTGACCGACTGCGTTGCGAGTGCTTGGATGGCTGCTTTGGTGATTTTCATCGTCGTTCTCCATGTGTGGGCGTCATTGCCCTATGCATCTAATATAGGACCGCTGGTCCGACATTGCAACCCCTTCACCGTAAATAAATCACAGCTTTAATCTTGGGAGATTATACCGATGAGCACTTATGCTTCACGATCCAAAAGATTTGCCTTCGACCTAGAGTCCAACGGCCTTCTCGACACGATCAACCGCATACACTGCCTAGTCCTGAGCGACCTCGATACCGGCGACGTCCAGAGCTTCGATAGCCGCAACCCAGACGGCCTACTGCGCGGTCTCAGCTACCTGCAAGACGCTGAAGAGATCGTCGGCCACAACATCATTGGCTACGACATCCCTGCCATTAAGATTGTGTATCCTACATGGGAACCTCGGGGCCGAGTGACAGACACGTTGGTGCTCTCACGCCTGATCCACGCCGATCTCATGGGCGAAGATGTTGCAGCACAACGCAGCGTCGAAGACTTTCCTAAGCGCCTTTGGGGCTCTCACTCACTTAAAGCTTGGGGCCTGCGGATCGGCAACTTCAAGGATGACTATGACGGCGGCTGGGAGCGGTTCTCAGAGGAAATGCTGTCGTACTGCGTTCAAGACGTCAACGTGACCGTGCAGCTTTATCATAAGCTCATGGGTGCCCACGCATCTGAGGTGGCGGTGGACTTGGAGCACCAGCTAGCTGAGATCTGCTTTCGCGTCGGTAGCAACGGCTGGACTTTTGATCAGAAGAAGGCGGGGGCGCTGTATGCCAAGCTGGCAGGCAAACGACAGGAACTGAGCAAGGACCTCGATACCCTGTTCCCGCCTTGGGAGATCAGCGAGACCTTTATCCCTGCGAGAGACAACAAGACACGCGGCTACAAGAAGAACGAGCCATTCATTAAGAAAAAGCTTGTAGAGTTTAACCCTTCAAGCAGGCGTCACATCGAGCGGTGTTTGAAGGACAAGTATGGCTGGGAGCCACGCCACCACACCGGCGACGGACACGCAGTCATCAACGAGGTTATCCTAGCAAGCCTTACTGAGTATCCCGAGGCTCAGAAGCTGGCCGAGATGTTCATGCTTCAGAAGCGCATTGGTCAGTTAGCCGAAGGCAGACAGGCTTGGATGAAGCGCGTCGATGCTGATGGCCGCATTAGGCACCAGATTGTCTCTGGCGGGACGATCTCAGGCCGCGCAAGTCATAGGTCGCCTAACCTTGCACAGGTGCCTGCGGCCCGACTGCAGTACGGCCAAGAGTGCCGAGAGCTATTCACCGTACCAGATGGCTGGCTGTTGTTAGGCAGTGACCTTGCAGGCTTGGAATTGCGCTGTCTTGCCCATTACCTCAATGACCCCGACTTTACAGCGCAGATCCTCGACGGCGACATTCACACTTATAATGCAAAGGCGTTCGGTGTGGATCGTCCGACTGCGAAGACCGTAGTTTACTCAATGATGTATGGCGCGGGTGATACTCTCGTCGGCTCAGTGGCTGGCGGTGATGCCAAGCTCGGCAAGAAGCTCAAGGCCAACTATGCCCGAGAGGTGCCAGCGTTTGCCACGCTTCAAAGAGGCATCAGCAAAGCGTTCAAGAGACGTGGCTATCTGAAAGGCCTCGATGGGCGGCGTCTAATCATACGTGGCGGCTCAGAGCACAAGTGCCTTTCCCAGCTACTCCAGTCAGCAGGCGCAATACTTTGCAAGAAGTGGGTCGCTCTGATCGACCACGAACTCAAGCAGATTAGCGACCAAGCCTACATCGTCGGCTGGATTCACGACGAGGTTCAAATCGCATGTCAAACAAAGGAGGTGGCCGAGCATGTCGGTATTAATATCACTGGACGACTGGCGGAAGAAGCAGGCCGCGCTTTCCAAACAAACATCCCCATCGCATCCGACTTTAGCGTTGGAAGAACTTGGGCTGACACCCACTGAAATCGACGAGCAGATGGCGCACACGATGGCGATTTACCTTGTCCTCGACCGTGCCCACCGGCGGCCTTTT